CACCTGGAGTATAATTAGCTCCACCTGCGCCTGTTGCTGTAGTACCAAAGTTATTTACTAAGTATACCCATTGTGATTGATCGTTTACTTTATTTACAAAGAAGTTATTAGCATTGTTTCCATCTTTACTGTTTGCAGCTTTTGATAGGAAAGAATAAGTTTCTAATACTTCGTTTGCTGTGCCAGTAGGTCTATCATTTAATGTGTAAACCATTACGTGGCATTCGTCTCTTAAATCTGAATCATAAGTTTTTGCCCAGTCAGATGTGCCTGGTACTGCATCAAAGTAATCTCTAAGTTTAACACTACCAAATACGTTTGTTGTATTATATGTATCTGAATCTAGTTGACTGTCTACAATTAGTACACCAATATCATTACCAAGACTACCTGGGAATCTTGCATATACGTTTGATGTTAAACCTGTTTTGTCTGATGAAAAATCATTTTCGTTTTGAATATTAGCATCTGAATCTACTGCATTATCAGAGTCACCCATTGATGCGTTTAAAGCTCCAGTTGCTGATGCACGAACTACTTTACAAGCATTTGCATAAGATAAGAAATTAGCTGCAGCATACCAATCATCTCTGACGTATCCTGCGTTAGTGCCTTTTCTCGGCTGTCCGTGTTTGTTTAATAAATCTTGCTCTGAAGATATTAATGTGACTTCATTTACAGGACCCCACTCGAAACGTCCTGCAAAACCACCAATCGACGTGGCGACGGCTGGTACAATATTTGTAAGGTCTGTTTCTTTGACCTGTACTCCTGGGCTTACTAGAAATGCCATGTATGTGACTCCTTAAGAATTCTTTATAGTTTATTTATTTTTTAACAATCTACTGAGGTTGTTTTTCCACAGTCCCTCTACAGTTCTATTTATAATTGTCAATCATTAGAAATTTGGGTCAAAGTTCTGATAAACCTTGTCAAACCATTCTGGTTTTTCATCTTCATCTACATTAATTGGAGTCCATAAATCTCCTGATTGGTCCTTTTCGCCTAAATAAGTATCATTTTCAGACAACCACCCGATTGGCATATCATCTTTATCTTCTATTTTATCTTTATACATAAGTCGAGAAGCATTTAATTCAGTAAGTTCTTTCCAATGCTCACAACCTGATGCCCACCCAAACAATACTAAACACATAACTAAATCATCATTTGTGCCTGGCTCTGCTGCAAATGATGAACCTGACTCACCTTTTCGTACAAAAGTTGTGAGTTCTACGTATATATCATAGTCTTCTACAATTAGTTTATCAGCTTCTATCAATGATTTTATATTAGAACAACCACTAGTTTTAACTGAATGTGATGTAGTCACACCTAACTTTGCACTTGGACCACCACCTAATTGGTGTCCTGCTCTTCCTTTTGATGATGACCTTAATAAATTTTCATAACTTAATTCAAAATGTAAGTCATTTAATACTTGTGCACCTAAATCATTTGCCTCAACTAACACATGCGCATCATTAAAATGTTTTCCTACATTAGATATAAATTGTGGTAATACCATTGGTGATATTTCATTTGACCTAAATTTAGCTACAGCTTTATATGGAACAGTTGTAATATCAAACACTACAAATGCTGAATAATCTAATCGAATACCTCTAGCTGTATCACACACAAGAATATACTTATGACCTGGTTTTGGTTCCTCATGATAATCAACCTCTTCAAATGTTTTTACAGGTTCTACATATGACATATTTTGTAATTTTGTAGGTGATATCAAAGTATTACTAGAACCAATAAATTGACATTCAAATTCTTGTCTAAATTGGTCTTCTGATGTGTTGGCAATTTGTTCTTCTTTCCAGTTTTCGTCTCTGCCAGGCACATCCCACCAATTAATTTCAATAGGATTAAATTGTGACCTCTTTGCCGTAGCTTCTGTCCACATTTTATAGAAATGGTTCATACCTCTTGGTGTAGATACCACTATCATTTTTGTATCTGAACCAGATGAAATTGTAGGATATACTGAACGGAAAAAATCTTCAGCATCATTTGGTGGTACGAATGCAAACTCATCTAAAAACAGTAATGAAAATGACATACCCCTTGCAGCTGAACCTGATGATGATGTTGCTATTACTTTACTGCCATTTTCTAATGATATTGACCTTTTGTTCCAAGTAATAACACCTTGTTGCAACCAATACGGTAAATTTTCGTATGATAACTGTAATCTACCTAAAATCTCTTGGGCTAATTCTCCTTTGTTAGCAAGTATACCTACAGTTTTACCTGGATTAAAAAGTAAGAACCATAAAATGTATGCTACACTTGTGGTTGACTTACCACACTGTCTAGGCAATTTAGCTATATTGAATCTGTTTTGATGAAAAGAAGATAACATATCTCTTTGAAAGTCATAAAGTGTAAATGGTATTTCACCAAAGTCTACAGACATAATTTTCATGTATGACTCAGCAAAATAAATTGGGTCTTCCATACACTTCTTATATTCTCTTAATTGTTCAGGTGTATAGTCAACATTTTGATATGCTGCTTTGATATTAGGATTACCAACATAGTGAGAAGCTTTGATATCGTTCTCAAAGAGTTCTGGTTTTGTATCTCTTGTGGGTGTGTCTTTATATTTTCTACCGACTGCTAAAAATGCTAATAAGTCTTTTTTAGTTTCGAAGTAGTGGTCACCGAACTGTTTCCAGCCATCATGAAGCTTTGAGTCGTACTCCTTATCACTAACATAGTTCATAGGATTACTCTTTACCTAATAGCTCTAACAAATCTTTGGTATTTAGTTTTACATTTAGATTGTTATTCGTCACATTGCTATCTTTTGTCACACCTTTATTAATTTTCTCCACACGAATGTGATGGTCCATTAGTTGGCCTGCAATATTACCTAGCGTTTGTGCCGTATTAGATGCTACTTCAATGGCTCGCGGGTGCTCGGACTCCTGCGCGAGTTGAACAGCACTATCAAGTACATCTTGAAGTCTCTCGCTTGCAGCGTACAGGACTTCCCTGGCATACTCGTAGTCATCTTGACGATGTTGTACTAATTTGGCTACTTGACCTTTGGTATCTTTTACCTCGGTATCTAGTTCAGTTAGTTGCTTTTTTTCATCTCCATTTTTTTCCATACTCTATTTATAGTATAAGTATAATATGAATAAGGACGATTTTGTAATTGAATTACCTGGATTTGAATTTGATAAAGATAGATTGATAGACTTTATGAATTCAGATGTATTAGGTGATTGGAGAGAGCTAAACCATTTTCCTATGAAAGGGCTAAGTAATGAATTTAATCTTGGTGGTACTTTTCTTATGGAAGGTGGTGGTTATATGTTAAAAGAATTAGAGACAAAACATGTTGACCATGTACGTCATATATATGACCAAGTAAATCCAAATATATTATTGTGGGCAAAGATGGCTTTAAAACCAGCAAACTTTTTAAAATATCCACCTTATATGAAATTAGCAAAACATAAAGATAGATTAAGAACAGGTAGTATTCACTTTCCATTAGGACCAGGTGAACCTACTAATTTTTATGATGATGACTATAATTTAATATATCAACATGAACATAATGGTAATCCAGTTATTATGCACACTCACAAATATTTTCATGGTGTGGATAATAAAGATAAAGAAAGATATTGTTTTCAAATCACACTAAAACATGATTGGGAATTATTACATGAATGGAATGCGAATGGAACTCTCTATACAAGTTGAATCAGTAGACCCTACTCAAATGAACTCTATGCAAATGTTAGAGCTGTTTGAATTTTGTGCTGAAGCCTCTCAAGAAGATTTGCCACCAGCAAAAAATATGGAAGTAAAAGATTATGAAAATAAACCAGAAACTTTATTACATAAATTATGGATATCAAAAGAATATGATAGATTATTTTTAGGTTGGCAAGGAGAAAGATTAGTTGGTATTTCAGCCTGTTATAGGTTAAATAAGAAGGTTATGATATGTGGTTGCCGTTCTTGGACAGTACCAGATATGAGAACTAAATATGTTCATGGTAATCATATATTTCCAGAACAATTTAAGTATGCCAAAAATGAAGGATGTCATGCAGCTTGGTTTACTTTTAATGATTATAATGTATGGCTATACAAATTTTTAAAAAGAATAAGTGAAGGTAAAGCTACAGCATTTGGTATGAAAAATTCAGATACATATAAAGATATGACATTTGTACCTGGTCAGATGTTAATAAAAAATACTACTCAAATGGTTGCTATAAAAAAATTATGATACCCGTATTTGCTCCATTAAAAGAACAATTAGATTTTAGTGAACACAAAATTGTGGAAGAACTATTAGCTACTCATATTGATAAACATAGTGTATTAGCTACAACTACATTTGAAGATGGACAATCTAGATGGAAAGGCGTAATGTCTTTTGAAGATGAAAAATTTGCTAAAACAAAAGACGTAATTCATTATGAAGATTCAAGTGATACACATCGGTCTATAATTAGAGGAATGGACACGTTTTGGATGACTAATCTTACTTATCATGATGACCGTTCAAAATATGAAAGTTGGGATTATCATAGAACAATACCATTGTGGGTAGAACATCAACATCCTTGGAAGTTTAGAGAAGATTTAAACATTCCTTATACTCAAGCTGTAATTCAAATGTTGCCATTTGAATATGTCACAACAGTAAGATGTATTTTACAGCAACCACCATCAATTGGTGTAATACACGCTGATTCTGGTAAGAAAATGAATCAACAATATTATGCTGATGGCAATGGTTCTATAACTTTAAATGTTTTAGCCGGTGGTGCTAATCTTTGGGTTGAAACAGATACTGGTGAAAAAATGATTGATGAATCTAAATGGAAGGTTTGGCATTTTGATGATTCAAATCCGCATTGTACCACAGAGACAAAATCAAGAAGAATACAAATAAGAGTATTTGGAAAATTAAAATCAGACTATACAGAATTGCTAGACTTAGAACACGCCTTATTATAAGTGATTGATTTCTTATAATAAAAAAGTGAAAAAAAACCTTTACAATGACCTTGTTTTATGATAAGATAACATCATAAATTAAACAGGAGCAAACTATATGTCTAACACTATCACTTCAGAATTCGCTTTTCACAACACACACCCAAAAGATTTATTCCCCATATTTGACAATTTCAATATAGTATTTTTTAAATTTTTGGATATTTCGGACCAAGGGGCTTTAGTTTTTCAACTAACTTTTTCATCCAAAATTGACTTTCAAAACTTCAATAATTTCCTCAAAGGGGACAATTCAAATTATTAAACCGGTTTAGCCTTTGGCGAAAACGCTTTAGGATATACAGCAACTCTTGAATTTTTAATTCCAGCACTATTTCTGTTATTTCTAAAACCTGCTACATAAGTAGGTTCATATTCACCACCAGGAATTTGTGGATTAATAATTTTATGATTTGAAACTATTTCGTATGTATCACCTTTTTTCTTTAAAGTCATTGGACCTTGATGAAATTCATCTACATTATATGGTGAAGGTTTTTTACCTGCTTCTGGTCCATACACAGTATTCTTTTTTACAGTTGGGTCTTTTACGGTTCTTTTAAATGCATCTCCACTTCGTAATCCATCAGGTCTTTCATCTTTTACAGCATCTATAAAGTCTTGAGCTTTTTTATTTTTCTTTAATTTTGGGTCTTTTGAAATTCCACCATACTGCATAAAATTTTTTGGTCCAGTTCCGTCTTTATGTGATATAAATCCAACTTGAGTTCTACCGTCTACACCTAAAAGACAAAAGTCTGACTTAGGCACTTTATCACCACGATAAGGTGGTTGTGAAATAATGTCTGATGCTTTTACTATTCTTTTACCAACTTTAATATTTAGATAAGGTGTTCCATCTTTATCCATAGCAGCATGAAACAAATTATGAAATGCAGTTAAAGCCATATTTTCTTTTGCAGTAGATTTGCCCTTGGGAACGCCACCTAAGTCTGGAGATTTGTAAAAGTCTTTCTCTTTACCCATATACATAGGTTCACCTTTGTAAAAGAATTTCACCGCACCTTGGTTTCTGATAGGTTGTTCTAGAGTTTGTTGCATAGATTGTACACCATGCTCTACACCATTTACTTCTATTTTTTTATCTAAAACAATTAGACCTTTTGTAGTTAAAAACTCTTTTCCATCTTTAATTTTTTGAATAATAATAGGTAAACGACCTTTTCTCTTAGAATCAGCTAAGTCTAACCAAGTAAATTCTGGTTTAGAAGCTTCATCTAAAAATTCATTAAATTTTTTGTGTATTTTTGTTTTCATTTTTCCTCAATAACATTATAAATGGTTTTACTGGGTCTACCTCCCACCATTTTTCTCCAGGAAATGCATTACCTGGTCTATGGTGATGGTTGTTATGCCAATTTTCTCCTAATGCTATTGGTAGCATCCAAGGTGTATTTTTGCTATCTTCTCCAGTATCATAAGTTCTATATCCACTCATATGATTCCAATAATTACTCATATTAGTACTAAATACACTCATGAATCCTGGCACAACACCTAAGAATAATAATGCATTAAGTCCGCCAAAAGCGAAAAGCAAAGCATAGTAAGACAGAATAATAAGATGATACCAATCGTGAAAAACAACCTGCACTTTATCTCTAATCATATGACGACCATACATTAAAGCTGCACTTGGTTTGTCTCTAAACAATTTATCATCATAGAACGAAAACAAGATTTTAAATCCATGTTCGTGAGGACTATGTGGATCATAGCCTTTATCTGTATAATGGTGGTGCTGTCTATGCATCATCACCCACGCTAATGGCGAACCGGTATTTGCGAGTATGCCAAGTAAGGAAAAAGCATACTCGACTATCTTATAAGTCTTAAAAGACCTATGAGACAATAGTCTATGATATGTAAAATTAATTCCCAAAGCTATTATTGCAAACCACATAGCAAATGCTGCTACCCACCAACCAGTTGCAACTGGTAAAGTTATGGCATAAATAACTCCGGCTAAAAGAATGAGATGCTGATATGGAAACCATTCAGACCTCGGACGCATATATTGTTTAATTAAGTTTATCATAAATTATTTATTCCGCTATAAATATATTTTTATTATGGGAACAATAATGCGTCAACTTTCTATTGAAGACAAAGACCAAGTCTACGACCTAATGATGCGTAGATATATTCAATTGTCTAAATCACCAGTTCAATCCAGAAGCAATGAAAATGTTCAAGAACAATATGACCTATTCATAGATGAACATATGAATTTTCAATGGACTGATGGCCTCCCTAATGAGGTTAACAAGGGCAGGGCTTTCGGTGTATTCCATGATGAAGAATTAATGGTAATACTCACACAAAAATTCTCAACAACTAGAATGCCATCTTGGTATGTGGGTAATATGATTTCTTGTCCATCACTGAAGAGTTATAAAACTGTTGCTGAATATACTGCTAAGTTATTAGATATGGCTGTATCAGATGCAGAAAAATATGGGTATACTCAGTTTTATTGGGTCACTTCCACAAAAGGATGGAATAAAAGAGAACAACTTTGGTATAACTATAGTGATACCTTTAAAAGGTATAATGTCTTTATTGAGAATGTAATACCAGCAAACACTGAACCTAAGTTTGATTATGAAAAAGTTATTACTGGTTATAGGAAACATCCAATAGATTTGGCAATTAAGTCAGCAAGAATAAAGCCACATCTAAGACATGAAACATTTAAAGAGTATTTAAAAGTAGATTATGTACCATTGCAGGATTTAGATAATGAGTTTGGAAAAAGTTAAAATATTAGATGATAGCTGGAAAGAACCAGTAAAAGAATTACTAAAACTTAGAGATACCCATAGTGGTATGTCAAAAGAATCTATAGATTTTGATAATATTTGGAGTGACGAATATTTAAACAAATACTTTGATCCAAATGAACCATATTTTCTATGGGGATATATTGATGATGGAAAATTAACTAGTATGTGTGGTGTATACAAATGGAAACTTATTCCAAGATGTACAACTACAATTTTTGTATCTGATTATTCAGTTGGCATGGGCATATTTGCTATTGTAGAAGATATGTGGAAAGTTCATTTCAAGTGGATGTTAGATAATGGTATCACACAGGGATTTACTTTTTCAGATGCAGAAACTACTCTTGATGCAGTCACAGCAAAAACAAGAATACAAAAAGCTAAAAAGAAACTATTACAAAGAGCTGGTGATAATCGATGGTTTACACAAGTAGAAGAAGTAGTAAAAGCAAATACAGATACGTCTTGGACAGGATTTAAAATTATAACTGGTAATCGTAAATGGCCAGTTGATATGGTAATTAAAAGCTACACTTACACAGGAAATTGGTTTGAAAAAGACTGAGGATATTATATCATTGGCAAATGGTAAACCTATTGCAGTCACAGGTAATGGTCGGTGTGGTACATCATTCATAAATAGACAATTATACAGACATGCAGTTATTAATAGTTCAGAACCTCAGGGCTTTTTAGAAGAATTCATGAGACTTTCCAGAGGTATATATGAATATCAATGGGAACCTATACCAAGAGTAAAAGATTTTAGTCAGGAATCAGCTTATACTGGTTATTTGTTTTCTGCTCTTAGTAATAAAAGCAATAAAAAATATTCAGGATTTAATTTAACAACTGATGAAGCTTTAGAATATTTAAGACCAAGAATAGAAAAACTGAAAAAGCATGGGTTAGATAATCTACATTTAAAAATTTTTCCAATAGATTTTTGTGTATTACATAAAATTGATGAAGAGTTTTGTAAAGAATTATTGCATCACTACCATTGGATATTTTTGTATAGAGAAGATTGGAAAGATGCATTTTCAAGTCTTTTATTTGGTGCAACTAGAGACAAGTTTCATTTCTATGATGATGAAGATATTATGAATACCGATACTTGGAAATATGGTGGGGCGAAAGATGCAAAGAGTTTTGTAAATCCTTATACCGCAACTGCAATAATGGACCAATCTTATGGTATGATAAATTCTATATTTACAAAAGAAATCTCTTGTTCTATAATAGAGATGAAAGAAATTCAAGAAATACCAGACAATCATGCTGAGTTTTTAAATACAAACTGTCCATATAAACCAAATGATTTTTGGACACAATCACCAAAAATGTTTAGCAATAAAAAAGAGTTTACCAATCAAGCTTTAATAAACTTAGATAAAGCTACAGATAAAGCTGAAAAAAGACTCAAACAACTAGTTGCTGGTTCAAATGGATTGATGACTTTAGATGGTGACTCTTTGAGAATGGATGATTCAAAATTAAGAGATGGTAAACCTTATTTAGAGTATAATATAGGTACACCATTTTTGGAGTATAATATTTAGATGGAACATTTTTACACACACAATAATCATTTTAAGTGGGGATATAATAAGAAATGGTTTACACAAAGACAAAAACCTCAAGACAGATATACTGTTGAATTTGGTGTTGTTGATAATCCTTTGGATTTTAAACAAGAGTGTTATAGAGCTGCAAGATTAATTGATGAGTATGCTTATGGTGTGGGTACTTCTATTGAACTTATGTTTAGTGGTGGTTCAGAATCTGAAGTAATGCTTCGTTCTTTCATAGACCAAGATATAAGAGTCAATATTAATATTATGACTTATGACCCACATTTGAATTTACATGATATATCTCATGCAATAGTATTTTGTGAAACAAATAATTTAGATTATGTACTTCATGAAGTACCAATATTACAGTGGTTGCATGAAGAAGGTCTTAAATATGGGTCACTATCACAGTCTATTTCACCAAGAATTCTGCCCCACATGCTGCTTATGGAGAGACTAAGTGAAGGTATACCAGTCATGGGAATGGGTGAATGTTATATTGCACATGGAAATTTAAAACAATACTATGATTTAGTGGACGGTAAAATTATGCGAAATACTAAAGATGATTATGAACCAGCACCTTGGTATTTTTATGAAAGAGAAAAAATTAATAGTTGGTATCGATTTGCACAAAAACAAAACATTAAAGCAATACCAGGATTTTTCCAATATACACCAGAACTTATGTATGCTTTCCTTGATGAAGAAATGACAAAGCAATTAGCAATGAATAATTGGCCTGGTAAATTATCTAACACTAGTACTAAAAAAGAAATATATTCAAAACACTTTCCTGGAATACTACAAAAGAGAAAGTACGATGGATTTGAACAATTAGCTAAAATGGATAATCAATTAAGACCTACATTACAAAGTGAGTATGGCGACTATTCTCAAGAAGTAAAAATTGAATATAATGAATTAATAAAACAACTGGAAGGCGATAAATGAAAAAGATGTTAATTACAGGTGCTTCATCTGGTATAGGTGCAGCTTTTGTAGACCATTACAAAGATAAGTTTGAACTTATTACAACTGCAAGAACCGAGAAAGAATGGATTACTGACCCAGGCGATATAACTGACAAAGAATTTAGAGCTGAATTAATTAAAAAACATAATCCTCATGTAGTGATTAATAATGCTGGTGGATTTAGAGAAACATTTGATGAGACATACCACTTAAATACTGTATCTGCAGGTGAAATCTTTGAAGGATTTTATGATAAGATGCTACCATATACTCATATATTTAATGTAATATCTTACGGTATTAGAATGTATGGCTGGCAAGATATGAGTAGAGAACGTTCTTATTACTATTCAAGTAAAAAAGCTTTATATGAGTTTGTCAATAATGTAAATATGTCTAAACATAGACCAGTACATGTATGTAATTTAATACCGGGTGTTGTAAAAACTGATGCTGTAGATGCTGATATTTTAAGAAAAACTCAAATCAATAAAGGTATAGTAGAAGAAAATACTTTAGAGTACTATCTCAAAGAGAATTATCATAAAGGTAGAACACCATTCCATGCTTTCTTTCCTATTGCTAAAGAAGATTTACCAATTATATCAGAATTCATAATGACACTTCCAGATTACATAAATATAGATGATATTGTAATAGGAATGTTTAATAAACAAACATTTCCTGGTAAACCAACAACACAATGAGGAGTGTATGCAAACAGGCGATTTTAATAAAGCCGCTGAATTATTAGAAACTACAGCTAATTTTGATATTATAAAGATTAAAGCTGGCCTTGATATTCAAATGTATCAAGAAATTCTAAAAGAAGTAGAAGCTAAATTTCCTTTTTATAAAAAAGATAATCAAGAAACTTATGAAGGTTTAGCCTTGCAGTATTTTGATGAAGATAATCCTTATTCTGACGGTGTAAATCAAGCTTCAGGTTCTGATAAGTATAGTAGTTATAAAGATGTTGGTTATGAAAAATACTTAAAAACTGGTGAAGGACATTTTGATGATTGGCAATATGATAGAAGTAAACTAAACGATGCTGGTAAATTGTTTCAGCCATTTTTTGATTTATGTAAAGAAAAGTTTCCTGAATTACATTTGTATAGAGCAAGATTATTAAAAACACATCCTAGACATTTTTGTTTAGACCATGTTGATGAACCAAAGTCATTACGAATACACCTACCTATTGTATCTAATAAGTGGGCAATAATGTATTTTTTAGATAGACCATATTATTTAAAAGCTGATGGTAGTGTTTACTTATGCAATACTGGTCATAAATTCCATTCATTCTATAATTTTTCTTCAGGTTTATTTAGAACTCACATTGTTGTAAATGCTAAATTAAAATCAGATATGGGTCAATATGTGGTGGGCTAAATTAGATTTTACAGTTAATGTTGATGCAATGGTAAAGCAGCTGGAAGTTGCTAAAGCTATGTATAAGGCAATATATGATGACCACGGTTATGGACCACAATTTGGTGGATTGTCTATTTTGTCAGACAATGGTGACCCTCTTAGAGGAATGATATCAGGAAAACAAGCATGGGAAGAAGGAAAAATTAATTTTGAATTGGCAATAAAAAAAGGTATCAATTTTGAATATAACTATGATAAGAAAACTAAGTTATGTATAGGAGAAACTGAAAGAGTAATTGATTTACTAGATGATATGGGTATGACTCCAAGAAGAGCAAGATATACTGTGCTTAAACCTGGTGGAAAGAGTTCTATACATAATGATTCAAAAAGCGGTGAATATGCTTGTAGGATTCACATACCTTTAATTACAAATAAAAAATGTACACACTCTTTATTTTTAGAAGATGGTACAAAGATAGATGAAAAACATTTTCCTGCTGATGGCAGTGTTTACATTATGCAAGTAAATAATGTTCACCAAATTATAAATCCTACTGAAAAAGAAAGATGGCATTTTCTGTGTAGTTGTTATGATTCTACAGGATATAGTCCATTTAAAATATCTAACAATGAATTAAACACTGTAAAGGTAAAGGCAGAAGCTTTTAAGAATGGTGTAAAATGGACGGAAGGTGGTGGTAAATTATTTGAAGATATTACTCATACTTCTCAAGTTCATCAGCCAGACCAGGAAAGTAATACTTAGTTCCAACTTTAGCTTGCAGTTCTACAAACTCATCATATGTCATTTCACTAATTGTATGTTCTACAGTACCACCGCCAGAATCAGGTATTGATTGTAAGATAGGTTGAATTGTATTTAGCATTTCAGTAGCTGAAGATTCATCTTTCATAACACGATAAGTGTTCATTTGAAACTCACCATTTTTTCTATCTTTTTCATCTAATAATCTGATAAAGAAAAGCATTTTGTTTTGTTCAACATAACCACCTTGTGATTCTAGTAATGCTGATAACTGATCTCTAGACATATGTGAATATATGTATAAACCAAACTCGGCTTCTAAGACTGTTTCGTCACTTGGAACTGATAGTGTAGTTTTTAATGCATGCATACATTATTTATATCATGATTGAAGATACCAGATAACTGCAACTGCTAGAGTTGGTGGAATAATAGCAATGCAAGAAGGTATTAAAACCATATATAACATTGGATTTTTTAACATCCAATCCATATCATCTTCATGTGTCTTTTTTATTGCCTTTTTCATAGTATAATTATACCAAGCTTCAAAATAAATAGATTATAAGGTTATAATATGTTTCCAGCGAAAATAAATTTTGTGTGTTTGAAATATGGCACAAAATATTCATCACAATATGTAAATACACTCTATAGTATGCTTTCGAGGCATGTTAGTATTCCATTTGAATTACATTGTATGACTGAAGACCCAACCGATATAATACCTGAAATAAAAATTGTTGAGCTTCCAGACCTAGGTTTAGATAAATGGTGGTGGAAAATGTTAATGTTTAAAGAAGATTTTTTTGAAGATGGTATGTTTTTAGACTTAGATATTATAATCAAAAACGATATTACTCATTTATATGCGCCTACTAACTACATGAGAATACTTTATACAAACTGGATAGACTTAGGTGAACAAAAAAAGTGGACAATTGGTGATAACTATAAGTATTGTGAATTAAATTCATCAGTGATGTGTTGGGATAAAGATACTAAAAGACAGTTTATATGGGATGACTTTATAGAAAATAGAGATAAGATTTTATTTTTATATAGAGGAATAGATAATTATTTAGAAAATAGACAAAAAAGAAATATAAGAGTATATCCAAACGATCAAACATTTTGTTATTCATATTGGAATTGCGATAAAGATTATAGGCCAGAATCTAGTATAATTCTATTTGACTACAATGAAAAAAAGCAACATCAAATTAGAAAAAAGTGGGTAAAAGAACTATGGGTCTAATGCAACAAACAAAAATGATGGAACTTTTTCCTATTCCTGTATGGGAATGGAGCAGACAATTAGCTGAAATATCTCAAGACTACCCACATCGTACAGAAGACTTTGCTAAATCATATTCTAGAAATCAATTTATAGCTAAAACTTGGATGCTAGAAGTTTTAAAAGTATATGTTGATATTGACAGAAGTACTAAATGGTGGATTATGGGTTCATGGTATGGTTCAATTACAGTACCACTTATACGAAGTACATTCAAACCAAAAGATAAAATACACTTAGTAGATTTTGATAATGAAGCTTTAGATATAGCAAAAAAACTACATGGTGATTATGCAATTTCAACACATCATATAGATGTAAACTGGGAGATGAAACGTCTTTCAAAGTTGAAAGCAGACATTTGGATTAATACTAGTTGTGAACATATGTACCCTTTAACAGAAGAGTTTAATCCAAATGGTCTGTGTGTTTTTCAATCTACTAATTTTGCTAAAGACCCATCACACATTAATTGTTGTAAAAATTTAGATGAGTTTATTGAACAATGCAATTTTAAAGAAATACTTTATTCAGGAGAAAAACCATTCCATGATTGGGATGATATTCACAAAAGATTTATGGTAATAGGATATAAATGATAAATGTATTTACTGTAAGGTGGGGAACTAAATATAGTATAGATTATGTAAATCGTTTGTACAATATGGTGAAAAGAAATTTAAGAGCTGATTTTAAATTTTACTGCCAAACTGATGATACAAATGGTATGGACACTAATATAGTTGCATTACCTTTTTTAGATGAATTACCAAACTCAACACCAGAAAAAATGTATGCATCTGAAGAATTTATAACTGGATTACCAAGACTTTGGGATAGACCTAAACTAAATTATTGGAAACCAAATGGGTGGGGAATTACTGGACAAAAAATGTATTTTGATTTAGACTTAGTAATTCAAAATAGTTTATTGCCTATCATTAAATTACATAAAGACAAACCCTTAATAGGTAGGTCTTGGTGGCATAATATGAATGATGAAAAAAAACCTTTTTGGCTTAAAAATTACGGTGCCAGATGTAATGGTGGTATGATGATGTGGAATGATGAACAAGGTAAACCATTATGGCGTGATTTAAAAAAGAATGCTGAAAAGATTTATTTTATATGCACTGGTGGTTCTGATAATTGGATTACATATAGACACTTTGATAAATTTGATAAGATACCACCTAAATATTATTACTCTTTTAATAGAGGATGTGAATGGCCACATGATACAGATATGCATAGACATAGAAAGAATAAAATAGTATGTGTTTTTAATACTGATGAATATGGTAGAAACAAACACTTTCAATTAGAACTACATCAAGCAGAAAGGAATTACAAATGGGTACAAGAGTACTGGCAGTAAGAATTGGAGACAAATATGGACCTGAATATGAAGATTATTTAAGGTCTAAAATACCTAATATAGATTTTGTAAGAGTATCAGATTGCAGATTTAAACTACAATGGAATAAAGTAGCATTTATGTCATTGCCAACAGAAGACCCAGTTGTTGTAATTGATATTGATATTTTACTTATGAATGACTATATGGAATTGATAGATTATCCTATTCAGAAAGGTCAGTTTCTAGGATTGAAGGCGTGGTGGAAAGATACTGCTCATCCTGACTATAGTCTAAATGGGGCTTTTTACAAGTATTATCCCAAAGACTGTAAATATATTTACAAGAAATTATGCTCTGATCCTGAGTACTGGATGAACCACTACATTGGACGCGGCATAACACATGGTCCAGTGAATGGTGAACAATATTTTGTAGAGGATTCAGTAAAAGAACAGTTAGAACTAATATATGTGCCATCATCTTGGTTTGGTAAAATGATTTTAAATCCAGGAAGTGAATGGCTAAATGATTGTAATGACGCGTATCCTGGTGATTATTTTTATGATAATAAAGATGAAGTGTTTAATCCTTCTGTGAAGCTTGTGCATTTTCAAAAGACACGTTCGCTTCATGAATTATGGAAAACAACTCCACAGGAGTAGATGCTTTTCTTATTCTTGATTTAATATCTTTACTAGCATCTCTTACGGCCGGAATGTCGAATACTTCGATTTTCATTCTAAATAAATCTTCTTGACTGTAGTTTTTGGCCATGTGTTCTACAGATATAGTTGGTACTTCAACAGGTACCTCTTCTACTTTTTCAATTACTTTTTCTATAACTTCTTTTTCAGATTCAATATTACTACGTAGCTCATGTTCTATCTGAGCTCTTATTTCATCTTCATCAATTTGACTATTAAGAATACCGCCAGAGTCTTTCCAGTCTTTAAACTGTTGATATTCTTCTAAAGCTGCTTCTTCAGCTTGCCAAAAAACCTTTGTATCTTCATCAATATCATCTATTGTGTATTGCTGTAATATTTTTGAAAAGAATGTACCAGGACCAGAAGCATTGGCTGCATGATTTTCTACTCTACCCCAACCTTCACTATCAAAGTATTTAGCTTGTACTAAAGTTCTTTCTTCATCTAGCCATCTTACATTTTCAATTGTAAGTTTACCATCAATTAATTCTCTTCTTTGACCTTGGTTGTGTAATACAGCTCCACGTTTGACCTGCATCTTTTCACGAGTTGTTTCGTTTCCTTCACGGTCATACATCTGTATATCTGCCGATGTAAATTCTGGTTTATCTGTTATGTAATCGTCTGACATATATTATTTATTCCTACGCCGGATTAGCAAGCGAGAGATAATAAGTCGCTTGTGCCGTTGCTGAACCTGACGGTGTTGAAGTTGATGTATAAGTTGGGTCACTAAAAGATTGTGTTTGGTTATCAGTTGTCTGTCTAGTATCAGTGAAAGAACCTCTATTTGAACTACCACTTGGAGCGGAAGTCACCACTGAATATTGTAATTTAGATGCTGCTACTTTATTAATAAGTGCAGGAATACATGCTTGGTCTATAAAACTTGTGGCTTGGTATGAACCAGTTTCATCAATTGATGCTATTTCTTTTACTACTGTACCATTCCACATTACAGGTTTTATATCACTACCAGGAACTGAACCTAATGCTGTTTTTATCCAAAGTTTATGAGTTGTTGTACCAGCTGAATATGTAGTATCACTATGCCAAGTTCCACAGTCTACCCAAGTACCACTTCCACCATTTGTTGGAGCATTTGTACCTATTCTATATGAACCTACTTCATCACCTGAATACATATCTACTAAACATTGAGAAATAATTTCGTCAAAATAATCATCATTATATCCAGATGCTGTTCTAAGTGTAGCAGGTGATACAAATTTTAAGTATGAATATTGGTCATTAGCAGAAAATGATGTACCTAAAGTAGATGCTGACCTATTTTGATGATATGCATAAGTTGCAACAGTGCTTGTACCTAAACCTGGAAATGAAGGATAGTCATCACCACCAGAGTTATTTCTTGCTTGTGTATTTGCTTGTTGAGTAGAAGCTGTATCTGTGGCTGAACCAATAGATGTCCAACCAGAAACTGAACCAACATTTAAAGCTCCTGCAGGACCTGTACCAGCAGATGTTTGTCCGTTTGCAGCATTTACACCAGAAGATGTATGATAATATTGTAGGAAAGATGCATAACGTTTTCGGATATTATATTGTAAACGATCCAACTCGCCGTCGGTCATTTGTTTCAAGCCTGAAGTTCCGTTTACTTTTAATGGTCTTGCCATAATTTATCCTATACTAATAACGACCCTGAAAGAACCGTTAATCCGTTTACGTCTTGTATAATTAGTGATTGAGTACTAGAAAAACTCTGACCCGCAACTGAGAGTGATAAAGATTGTGGTGATAATACTGATGTTGAATCAATAGACCTCCACTCTGCATATCTATATGAACCATCTGAGTCTGTATTATTTGTACCTGGTTTTACTGAGTGTTTAACAATATTCTTTTCTGTTCTTTCTGCTGAAGACATATCCAATGCTTTATTTTGTGCAGTTGGATCATCAATTAAAGTAGCATCTAAGAAATAAATTTCTGCAGCTCTAAATCCAGCAAATGTTCTACCTGTTTCAGACTGTTTGTTTATAATTTCTATTACAAGCCCATCAAAATGTGCATCGGTATCTGTACCAGTTCTTACAACTATGTTTCTACCATCTGAATCATCAGTTGTTGGTAGATAAATTCTCTTACCAAATAAATCAGAGTCATGCTCTGAATCATACATAACTGATATAAAGTTATATCCTGTTCCTCTAGGAGAACCATCTGAATCTGAATCATAAACACCCATAAGACCTGAACCAAATGAGTTTCTTTGAATTGCTGTACCTTTTCTACCTGCTCTTGTTGCATAGTCAGAATCATTTAATAAGTTAACAATTTTTCTAGCAACCCTTGCTTCTGAATCTCCTACATCAATTTGTAATACTTTATCTTCTGAATCAGCTGCAGTTTGATTTACTAATGCACCATAAGGAACTGAGAATTCTGAATCTGGATTACCTGAGAATGAACCACGTCTATTGAATACAACTTCCATGTGGTGTGTTTCTGAATCCACTGAATCAAATCTTGGTGTTTTATTACTATTATCTTCTAACCATAATGAACCATTTTCAACATCAAACGCTGGAGGTGTAGCACTAACAACTGCAACTGCGTTTAGTGTGACAACTTCATCAGCACCAGTAAATGCAGCTCCTCTAATTTTAAATCTGTTATTTTCAGTGACACCCATTTGACCAGGAGCTGTTTCATCTGAGTCAATTGTACCAATATTACCCACCATATTTTTCAGAGTAATACCTTTTCTCTGATATATTGGTGAATTTACTATTTCATTAATACCAAATGTAGATGTTTCCATTACTTCACCAGAAGATGCTATACGTGGAGTAGTTTCATCACCAAAGAAGAAAGTAATCTCTACACGTTTTGCAAAGTCTGAATCATTATCTGAATCTCTTTTTAAGAAAAATGTATCTGAATCTGTAGGTACAAACTTACGTAAAGCTGTAATGGAATGGTCTGTAGTTTGTACAAATTTATCTGCCGTTTCTACTTCTAATTTTTTATCACCACCATAAATGTAAACGATGGATGCATTTACTTTATCTATTTCAGCAATAATGTTTTGGTCCATAGAGTTAAGAGAAGCTGATGCATTTACAGCATTTGCTATTCTTGTTGCAATTTGTGATGATGATAAATCTGAATCAATATTGAAAGATATATCTACAACACCACCACCAAATTTACTACCATGCACAGCATTTACAGGTGTAATATCTGAATCTGTAGTACCATCTGAATCATGCAATAGTAATTTTAATTTATCACTATTTGCTCTATTTCTAAAAGCTTTAGATACTGGTATGTGTCTTACTTTATAATTTTTGCCATCACCATTTTGAATAGTTGAATCTCTACCAGAACCTGTAATTGCTGATAAAGTTTTTGTAGAATCTGAATCTACAAATGTAGGTGAATAACCATCTGAATCTCTTACAAAATTTAAAGCAAAATCTGAATCTAAGAAACCAGATTGTCTGATTCTTAATTTAACATTTAATCCTGCTTGGTCTGAATCTAATATTCTTCTAGAAATAATTCTAATTTGTGAACCATTTTGAAATTGTTGACCATACGGTCTAAATCCTGGCATTCTATATTTGACACCAGATATCTGTACTTTTTCTACAGCTAAAATATTAGATGTGCCATCTGAGTCTCTTGTGACTGTAGGTCTTTTTGTGTATAACTTTCTAGTGGATAGGTTAATTGCTATCTCACCTTGTTCAATTTGGTCTGTAGTCGGTTGACCCTCAGCATTTAAACCTGTAGATAAACTTCTACGGTGTTTATAAACTGGTCTGCCATTTGAAAAGTTAATAGTCATATATTATTTATCCCATTGTAATTATCTTCGCTTGACCTTTAAATTTAGTCTGAGAAAAGATAATAGCATTACCTGCAGTATCTGTCACTGTTGTCACGGTGACTGGTATGTACATTTGGTCAGCTGATTCAAACCCAACATATCCATCGTGTCCATAACTATTTGGATTTCCTGATATTGCATCTGAGTCTGCACCTTGTGTACCCCATATTGTTTTAAATCTTTGTATTTTATCTGAGTCTGGAGATGATGATGTCATTTCAGAATCAATAGCATTATAAGCTTGTGTTCTTATAAAACCTAATACTTCTGTATTTACAGCCGCTAATGTTCCAGCTTTATATACTTTTTTGAAAACTTTCACATCCATCACTGATGCTAAGTTTGCGAATTCTCTATTTTGTTGTGAATCTGTAAAAGCGGCCGCAGTCATTGGCAGCATAAATCTTCCGGCCGGTACTTCTTCCACTCCATTAATGTTAAATGCAGATGTAGTTTTATGCCAATCATCTGAGTCAAAATTATCTGTAAATATTCTTATTGAATCTGAATCTCTTGCTGCTGACCTAATATTTTGTCTTACAAATACCCAACCAATATCATGTCCTGAATATGTGAATTCATAAATTGAGTGAGGTGAATTTAGTAATACAGGTGATTTAACGCCGTTTGAACTTAATACACCTGAATAGTTTACTCCATATCCTAAAGCTCTTTTATCGTAAACTGCGCCTTCTGAATCAAAAGGAATACTAAAAGCTGCTGCATTTGTAAATATACCATCTACATTTCTAATATGTGTATGTCTAGCATCAGGGGCTGATATGCCTCCAGAATTAGTTGCCCATTCAGCTCTTTGGTCTGAATCTTTAAATCTAAATGGTGTTGTCCAAACTGACATAGTTCTACTATTAGAGAATGAACCTCTTGATTCTCTAATTTTAATAACATCACCTGGTTGAGCTAAAGGTAAAACTACATGAAAAGTTCTATTAGTGTTAATACCTGAAGCATCAACATCTATCATTTCACCTCTTGATGCAAAGTAAAATTCTGAATCTAAATATAAGTCTGGTATACCATCACCATCAGAATCTGCATCTATTCTCCAACCTCTTGTTTGGTCAAGTAATTTAAAACCTGAATTGTAATCTGAATCTCTTGTAGCATCTGGCGTTCTAAAAGATATATTTAGATATTTACCTGCTGGATGTAATTCACCAACACGATATTCGAATTCACCAAATCTTCTTCTATAACCGTAGAATGGTTTATCTACATCTTGGCCAATAGGATTATCACCAAATTTACTATATACATCAGCAAATAGCTCATTGATTTTAGACCCACCTTTTCTAGCTGAGTCTCCTGTACCTGAGTCTGGGGATATACCTAAATTAATTAAATCTTTTGTCGCCATGTTTTATTTATTTCACTAAAGGTTAAAATCTCTTACTATCTTAATAACATTACCATCAGAATCAGATAAATTGGTAATTCTTGGACTAACTCTAGAATCACTATCAAATATTGCATCCGAGTCTGGTGTTTTCAATACTACATGACCCACATCAGCACCAAGTAAATCACTATCACTTCTACGTAATAAGTTAATGTCTTTTCTATCAGAATCAGTAGCATTTCCTGGAGTTGCTACAATTGCTCTTGAATCTAAAATTACTTTGGTTTGTGCAATTGGTCCATGGAACCAGACTTTTGTTTCAAATTCTAATGTCCATTCTACTGTTCTTCTTGTAGTAATATCTCCTGTAAAATCATCTGTCCAAGTCACTGATGTTAGTGAAAAAGGCATATCAAATGCATTTGTAGGAACAGGTGTTTTTGTATCTGCATCTGCAGGAAAATGTCTTACTTTTACTGTATAAGCTGGATTAAAAAATGGTACAATTTGTTCTATTATTTGCCAACCATCATTTAAAGTTTTTGTTTCACAATACAAAGTATAAGACAATGTATAAGGAACTGGCATATTTGCTTTTTGTCTTGGATATGCTAAACTATCTGGTGCTCTTAAGATATTAGGTTTGTTATTAAGTTTTCTATTTTGGTCATATATCATAGCAACAAATTGATAAGACATTCTTGGTAAAAGTCTTTCAAACATTTCTTCAGTAGGTCTTAAACCTTTTTGTGCTTCAAGCCATTTTTGTCTTGGTCCATAAGATATTGGAACAGGTACTAGTTTGCCATCACGTCTTTTTATAACAATATTGTTGAATAAACTACCAAACACTGCAGTTGCAGTTTTAACAGTTTCGTGATAAAATTGAGTACCTAACATTAAATATCATCCAAATTTCTTATACCAGGTTGACCAAAAGCTCTAGCTGTATAGTCATCTGTTATTGTTTTCGGCGTTTCTCGTACGATGCCGTTATTATCGTATACTTCTTGATTCTCAGCTCTTTGTTCAATTTCGGTATTTGATGCCCAAGAATCAGAAATTAAATCGCTATCAGTTATATCTATAGCTTTAGTTTCCGAGTCTGTAAATGTAATTCCTGTAGCTGCCTGACTAACAATTTGATCTGTAGTACTTGTAGCTTTTCCAGTATTGTCGTATGTTATAGCAGTAGGATTGAAATATAAATCTTCTCCTGATAACTCGAATAGTTTACAATGTAGTTTATATTGATAGTTATTTCCTAATTGGAAAAATGCTCCATCATGATATGTTGTGACACGTGTAATTTCAAAAACCTTTGGAACATACTGACTTTTGTTTTGTGCTGACCTACCAAATGGAATTACAATAAGGTCACCTTCAAGAGGTCTTGTTCTTGAAAACTTTGAAAGTAAATGTTGATATTGATCAGAATCAGAATCATTAGAAGCAGATGAGGCTCCAAATGTATCGGAGTCTGTAAGTCTTTGTTTTAATATTGTTCTATAATCTGAGTCTCTTTGTGTAAATCTATTAATTGCAACTGACATGATAACTTCTTCTCTGAACTCCATACCATATAGAGTCATAGTATCTCCTTCACCTTCAAATCCAGCTGAAGCAACCAATAACATATCAATTTGATAACCTGAATCAAAGTGTGATTCCGGTCTTTCATTCCAAACATTATCAGTATAGTCTGATGCTCTTGGCATATAACGAACAGTTATACCATTTACATTTATAGACTCTCTAATTAAGTTTTGAATTGTTCTTTGTTCGTTTGTAGAAAACCTAGATGACGCACCAAATTGGTTTATATAACCATCAATAAAAGTATTTTGAATACCTGATTTAATTGAATAAGATTTATTTATTGATTGTATGGAACGGTTTAGATTCTCACCAAAATCTGAATCATTATCAGAATCGCCACCAAAGCCTGTTGGTGCGATTGTAAAACCTGCAAAGTTGTTCTTTACTGATGACATTTGTGCTCATTACCCATAAAACCCTGCATCATATCCAATCCTAACTTGTCTTGCGACAAGTTCTGCAAATGCATCTTCAACGTTATCAGCAGATATTCTAAATGAAGAATTAGTCAATCCTTGAATTTCATTAAAGTCAGAGTACAGTTTTTGTTGGTCAGCTGCAGCTAATTTACCTGTTTGAGTACCAGCACTTAATCTTGATAAAGCACCATCAAAATCTAAACCTACTTGGTCTAGAGAAAATTCAGTTTGTACTTTTAAAAGACCATCAGCACCAACTTTTAAAAAAGCTGGAGCATTTACACTATACTCATTATTTTTTAAACGTACAGTATTAATATCTATTCTTCCATGAGGATTAGACCTAGAATACTTATCAATAAATGCTTGACGACCTGATGGGTCAATTCTATCAGTTAAGAATACTGTATCACCGGGTTTCAAACCTGCAAATGTATCACTATCAAAACCAGTAGTATTATTTCCTATATTTGTGTGTACTGCATCAGAATCCCATCTTAAATCGTTAGATGATTTAACTCCTAAGATTCTAAAATCTGAATCACCCACTGGAGTTTCAAATCTTTTAATACGTAAATCTTTATCTGAGTCTGCTCTATAAACAGCTTCCATAAAGTTTCCTACTTTAATAAAAGCAGTTCTTAATGGGTCACCTGTGTTTGAGTTTGGAGAAGAACCAATATTAATTCTAACATTGTTTTTAACTATACGATTAGAATCATTAAAGGCAATAGTGCCAGACTGAGTATTTACAGGTGCAATACCAACCTGTGTATCAGAATCTGCAAATCCAAAATTAGGTACTAATATGTCTTTTAAGTTAGCCATTTGCTATCTTCTCCATCAATTTTAAAATTTTATCCATTTTTGTTTCTAAACTTGTTATTCTTGTTTCAGTTTGTTTATCTTTTAGAGTTTTAGCTTTATATTCATCATAAGCAGCTCTATTAGTATTTAAAATAGCTCCACTCTTGGGGTCTCTTCTTAAATGTTTTTTATCCATTATGCTACTGCTATTATCCTTAAATCACGTAATTTGCTTATAAATGATGAGTTTTTACTATTCATTTCTATTTTTATTTGAAATGCATCAAATTCTTTTCCTAAATCTTGTGTAAGACTAAATTGTTCAAATACTGCAGAACTTTTAAATTTACCAAAATTAGTTTCATTTACAATTTGAGTTCTTGGGAATGTTTCAAATTCAATTTCTCCGAACTCTGTATTATCACCTACTGCCCTTGTTTTGTATCTAATGTTGAACTCACCAGATGGGTCCATATCAGCATCAAAGAACATTCTTATTTGTGATGCTGGTACATCTAATTTTAAAACTTTTGTAATATAACCAGCTTGTTCATCTCTACTAGATATTCCAGCTTGGAAAGCAGCAAATTCTGTTTGTGCTGTTGCAGTTGATGTAGCTGTGACAGGTGTAGCAACTAATCCAGACATATCTGAATCATCAATATATGTACCAATGTTATTTTTATAAGCAAACATAGTACTTGCAGAATCTAATCTAATTACTGGTGATACAAATTTGTTAGTTGTTTTTAAAGTTATTTGTTGTTCAAAATCAGCGGTTGCAGTTTTATTCATTGAACCATTAACTAGTCTTGGCGAAGAAAAACCTACAATTCTATCTATTGGTGCACGATTGAAACTAGTTTCTTTTACTTGAGGTGAATCGTAATATTGATCACCAGTACTATAACCAAATAAGTTAGAAGCAGCTCTTAATATTAAGTTTGCACCACTTGTTGTTTTAAGCTGTGATTCAACAGTTGTTTCATCAAATATAATTGGAGATGTATTTGTTCGTACTGCATCATATTGTATACTACCAGTGGCAACTACATTTTCACCACCACCTTTTCCAGCTTTAACACTTTTATGCCAACCACCAGTGACTGGATTAGAATTAATTGCAGCTGAATCAGAATCTTGCTCACTTAAATCTATCATATAAGTGTCTTGTGTAGCATTTTTTACTTTATGTCTAGCTGTTGTTGATGATGTTGTTAAGTTAGAAAGTCCACTTACATTATTAATAAATGAAGTTGGAATACCATTTAATACGGATTCACCTCTAAATCTTACTAGGTCTGAGTCTGCACCATTACTAATAGTACCATTACCACTTACACCTAGTATTCTAACTTGGTGAGTATCATCAGGACCATACATACCGTGGTTAGGATGATGTACTTTAATATAATAAGAATTATCAAATGTTTCAATAGCTAATCCCTGAGCCGCTTGTCCAATTGGTTGACCATAAAAATTAGCTTTATCTCTCATAGTAATTGTAGAATCAGCTGTAGTAAATTCAGCTCTATTAGCTGTAAATGTTAAATCTCTGTTTTGTTCAGGCGTCCAAGTACTTCCATTTTGTGAACTAAAGAATGAACCATAATATCCACCAACGTTAGGTTGTTTATCAATTTTACCACCAGTATTTACATCTTCTTGTCCTTGTTGTGCTGTCCAAACTGATGTAGTATCAGATGGTGTAAGTAATACAATTGCATATTCTGTTTGTTCTCTTAAAAATACTGGAGCATCAAATCTAAAGTTTGTTTTGGTTGCAGGTTTTAATAAGTTAGCATTTGCAGATGTGACATCTACTCTTGCTCTACCTAAAATATCTCTGCCAGGATAGCCGTTTTCAGTACTTCTTATTTCACAAAGTACATGGTCATTGTTTGTTCTAGTATCTACAAATCCTAAGTAAATATCTACTGAAGTTATAAACGAACCAGTTGCTCTGGCATTTTGATTAGCAGGATTAAAGTTATTAGGGTCATTTCCTGGGTCAAGTGGTAATGTAAATAATTGTGCTACTGGGTCTCCAAAGTTCCAGTTAAGTGCTGGCCATACAAAAGGAGTGGTTGTTGTAGTTGATGTTGAACGTGTAGCATCTGAAGTTGATTGTGATATAAGTCTATTACCAGCTTCTCGTGTAGCTCTTAATGAGACTAAATCACCAACTTCAAAGAAACCTCTTGATTCATATATGACTTGACCTTCTGTTGTTGCAGAACCATCTTTATCTGTAAGTACTAAAGATTTAGTACCAGTTTTAAATGTTCTTGCAGGTATAGTTAATCTACCTCTAATTTGTCCTTTTCCATCTGTTCTTAAAGCACCTACAGTACCGTAAGTTCTTGTTGTAGAAACATCAATTGGTAAATAATCTGTTTGCTGGCAATTATTTGAAACATCTACAGAATCAAAGACAGCTTTTAAGTCAGTGTTAGGTCTGAATCCTGTACCTACAAATTCTACAACTCTCGATCTGATGAATGCATCATCTTTTTCTCTTACTTCTCTAATATTAAAATTACTACTACTTGTAAATTCTTCTTCTTGTGCTATGAAATTACTAGTTGTTGTTGTACCAGTTTCAGTTTCTGTAGTAGTTGTTGTATCACCAAGCCACCACGTCCAAATATTTCCTAGACTAGTTGTAGTAGTTGTAGTAGTTGTTCCAGTCCAGTTAGTTTCTGTAGTATTAAATTCTGTGTTTGGAATATCTCTTGTGACTGGTGTTAAGTTATCAAATACAGCTTCGGATACAGAAGTTGTACCTCCACCAAATGCTGTTCTATCAATAAAGAAATTTTCAACAATATTCCAAGATGGGTCTCTCCAAAAGTCTTGGTTAGGTGTTAGAGATATTATTCCACTATACGTCCAAGCTGCATAAGGATTTATTCTTACAAGTTCAGAAGCAAATGTTTGTTCTAACATTTTTTGTTCAGTGTAAGATTTCATAATATAACCAGGACCCTGAGTTAAGTAATAAGGGTCAATGTTTGTACCGGCATCAGAACGTTCTAAAACTATGTCTCTTTCAACTGAAGGTGCTCTTAACTGATTTGTTTGTGTATCAATAGAAGCTCTAAATTCTTTGTTTTGTAAATCACCTGGTGTACTTATAACTGATGAAAAATCATCAACAACAAAACCAGATTTTACTCTTGTACCTACATTATCGTGTAATGCTTGAGACTCTAATAAAGATAAAGATACAGATGTTTCAAGATTTCTAACACGTTTTTCGATTTTAGAAATGTCTTTCATGGTAAAACCACGTTGTTGACCTTCAGCTATATCAATAGTTTTAGTAGGGTATCTTACAGCTGGTGGTACATCAATAGTTGCTAATAACATAGTACCAGGTGCTAAATCAGGCTGTGTTGCAGCTCTGGTATCACCTATACCAGGTATAACTTTAATTTCTGCATCTTTGTTAAGTACAAAAGATAATTTTTGTCCTAAGAAATATTCTGCATCTGTGGAAAATTGACCATCAGGCATTACGTGTGTACCTGTATTCTCTAAGTTTCTCCAGCTAAATGATAGTGGGTTTTGTGCTGTTGAATAATTAGAACCTAGTCTTTGTCTAAATCTAAAATCTACTGAGTTTCTTAAATTAGTACCATTTAAAGGTTCATAACTTTTTATTTCTTGTGGTTCTCTAAAATATCTTGGGTCAACTGAATAAAAACCGTCTGCAGCATATGAATCAACACTATAAAATAAACCTTGGAACGGATCAGCATCAAAGTAAGAAAAGAAAACTAGTAAGTCACCACTTGATGGTGCAGGAACAGATTTTTTTCTAATAATAGAGCCAATACCATAATAATCAGCTCTTTGCCCATTGTCCACAAGATAATTGTTAGTAATATCTGTGCCGGGTATTGTAGTTCCTAATGAAGTAAATGTAATATTATCTAAAATTGCAGTTTCTCTATCAGGTACTTTTATTGTGATAGCTTCTCCTGCTACAAATGCTACACCTTTTTCAAAACAAACTTGTACTTCATCAGCCAATCCTGTACCAGATTTTACAATATGATAACCTGTAGTAGCTGATAACGTACTTTCTCCTGTTGCAACTGTGTTTGATAATGCTACTCTTGCTCTTGTTTTAGATTCTTTACCTATAAGTAATGAACCTTGAGGAATTGTAGCACCACCAGATATAGAAAGTTTTACTGGTGTAAATGCTGCACTTGGTAAAGTTGTACTTTCGGCAAATGAATTATTATCTGTAGCTTGTACAATTTTATATACTTTGTATAGGTCTGGATAGTACATATTAATTCTTCTATCTTGTGCAGACCATGATGAGTTTACTGCTGTAGTTCTTGAACTATCAGTATTTCTGATTTTTAAGACTCCGTATTTTAAAGTTTTTGTAATTTCTACAGCATCATCAATTCTTGTTCTTTTGTAATCACCATTTCTATTATGACTCCATTGCGAATCAGTTAAATTGGGTGTCACTGATAATCCACCTTCAGTAGAAGAAATAGTTGGTGGAGATTTGTACATCACTTCAAAGTCATTATCAAATGGAACTGTACCAGACCTTAATGTTTTAAATGTTTTATCTGAATTACCTAATAATTCACCACCTACATTTTTTAGTGTAGCACCAGAACCTGGAGTCCAATCAGTAAAGGCTGCAAAACCAACACCGTCTGAATCATCTTTTGCAGCTCTAATTCTTCTTACTTGAGAAAAGTCATATAATCTTGATGTTTTAATTTTAGATTTTACGGCTGTTAAAGCTCCTCTTGGTACATCACCTGATAATTGTGCACCAACTGCGAAAGGAGCTGATGAATTAGTAATTAATATACCATTTCTTTGTTGAGATACTCCAGCAATTGTTTTTGTACCTGTAAAATCAGTCCAATCTGAATCATTTTTTACTGCAGCTCCTGCTCCGATATTACTATCTAATTTTATTACATGTCCAGTTTGTACTTTACCAATTAGTGTTGCTTTAATTTCTTCACCGGCGACATAAACTCCTTTATGTAATGATGTATGGTCTGAATCATAAGTTGAATTATCTGAATCACCAATTGTGATATGTTGAAACATCTTTATATCATGCATATAAAGTCTGCCTTTAGCAGTTCCACCTGCAGTTGATGTGACTTGTACACCATAAGGTCTACCAAATCCGATTGTAATACCATCTGAATCTTGTAATGCTAATTTATTTTGATATGAACCAATACCACCAGCCTGAGTTAATAGCATTCCTGATAAAACACCAGATGTCATATCATAAATATCTACGTAAGGTGCTCCTTTTATAGAAAGTTTTGAATTGAATTCTTTTTTAGCTTCAGTATTTCTGTCAATGTAAATATCTTTTGGTGCACTTGTTTCTAAACGATAACCATCAACATAAGCTATACCTGGAGAAAATGAAACACCAAATCTATCTGAATCTTCCCAAGAGTTTTCTCTAATTTTTGGCAAGAATTTTTTAACATAATATGAACCTGATTCTTCTCTACGTCTTTTTGCTAACTCATCTCCTAAGAAATTGTATTGAGGATTTTGAGAATTAGTACGACCTTGAATTGCTCTTTCAGTATCACCGACAATAACACCATTATTAATTTCTATTTGTTTATAAAATGTCGGATCAGAACCTTGGTCAAGAGTACTTTTAATTAGTACACTTATAGAGTTTTGTAATCTGTTTGCACCAGGTGCACCTTCATTAGTACTACCACGAGCATTATCAAATAACGTGGCATCATCATTTGCAGTAATCGCTTTTGAAGTGATAGAAAATCCAATAGCCGCTGTTGGCCTATTTGTAGTCGATGATACAACTACATTTTGTTCATTTATTCTAGTAAAAAATCCATCAATGTAATACACACCATTTTTTATTGTTGCCACTGCAGATTTAGAAACTTTTGAAAATACGTTTACATGTGATATAGTGCTTCCTGGGTTATCAGCTGTTTTAGCATAGATAAAACCTTCATCACTATCAGTAAATTTTTTGCTTGTAATATATGTAAAGAATATTGAACCCGCTGTAGCACTTTCATTAATACCAGTAGGTGTTTTTAAGACTTTTGCTTGTACATCTCCAGCTTGGTTTGTAATTAATGTTTCAGAAAAATTACCTATATTACCTTCTACTGTACCAGTATCTGCACTTGTTAGTGGAAAGTTAACATTACCAGACCCTGATATAAGAGTCATTGCATGAACATCAAAGTTTACATGAATATTTCCTTCATTAACTCTTGAACCATCTTTAAATACATGGTCACCAAATCTTTGAATCTGATTTTGTGTAATTGTTTGTAGCTGGCTAAGTTCACGAGATTGTACGGCAAAGCCTGGTCTAAACAAGACTCGTAAATAATCCTTTTTTGGATCGTAATCGTCAAAATATGGCGATACGTTTAAATTAATTGTTGACATGTATAAATCTCTTCATTCTATTTATTACAATCTCAATAGTATATTCAAAGATTCTATCTGATCTTTTGATCTTTGTAGTGCTTTTTCCAAGTAATCTACTGATAGAAACTTACCGCTATTAAATTTTATTTCAGCACTAGTAGCTTTTTTAATTACATTGTTATGTGCTGTTGAAATTATTGAATCACTATCAGTGAAAGTTTTTCTTAACTTCCCAGAGTTAATGTAAAAAACATCTTTACCACTGACTGCTATTACCTTTCCAGCTGTGTCTGAATCACCATTTTTAAAGAAGGTGTCATTGATAGAAAATAAAGCTGTATTATCACAGGTAATTTTTTTAGCAACTGTATAATAATCTTTTGTACCAATTAAATTTGTAGATGCATCAATAGGATTTTTCATTAAACCTATCATAGAAAACTCACCAACTGCTAAATCTGCAAATCCGTTTTCTAAAGGTATCACCCTTGAAGTTAACATAACATCTCTTGCTTGTAATTCGTCTCCTGCATCAGCACCATGACCAAGTCCAGGTGATAAATCTAATCTATAACATTTTAGTTCTGAATCATTCTCAGAATCAACAGCATAAGGTAAAGCTGTATAACCTTTACCATATTGAATAACTTCAAACTTCCAAACTGCTGATTGTTCGCTATCTCTCGTAGCAATTGCTTTAAATACTTGTGTAGGTGTAGCACCAGTACCATCAACACCTCTCATTTTTACTGTATTTTTACTTGTGAAACCTCTTAATTTATCTGAGTCAGGCCTTTCATTTGGACCATGTTTAATTCGTACATTAAAGATAGAACCAGAAATTGCATTATTTTGTACTTGCAATTG